GGACCTGAACTTACTCCACCAAAACCTTTGATTGGTTCACCTGCTAATCTGACTAAACTATAATCAAATACAACTTCTCCCTGTCCGTGAAAATAACTTTCTAATAAAAGTTGTAATGATTCTACCCAACCCTCACGAGTATCTGGTATTTGAAAGTTTTGTTCATCTCGTTTGATATCAATACCTTTAATATCTATCTCTCCAGCACCTTTAGTATCAAATCCTACTCCAACACCTAACATTGAAGCATCCATAAGGAAACAAAATGGTTTTGCGTAATCTTCTTTGATTGTTTTAGTGGATACGAATGCACAATTGTTTAGTGCTGCATACAAACCCTTTTCTTCTGTGATTGCTGTTCCCATCGCCCATAAACCACGACCTGGTGGTAAGAACTTCATTGTAAAGATTCTTTCGTACATATCTTGTGCTGATTTTTGTGCTTGCCATGGATTCCAACCTAATTGGTGAGATTCAATCCAATTCATTTGCATTGTATAAGTTCCCTCTACAACTCTTTTGACGGTTTCCCACCATCTCTCGTTTTTCCCATCTTCTTTAATACGTGAATACGTTCTCATATAAACTAATTCACCCAACCCATTGAAACCAAAAGGCGGTTTCTTTCTTTTATACTTATTAATAAAATTTTCTGATAATTTAAACTTATGCGTACCCATTTTAAAACTCTCCATTTTTTGTCTTTTCTTTTATTTTCTTATACCCATAATACATATAGTATATACTACTTAAATACACCATTATTTTTGAATTATTTAATTTTTTCTTTGAATTTTTTTGGAAGTTTTATTCAAACCCTTCACCATCAAAATCTTTTTTCTTTTGTGCCAAGGTTTTACGTAGATACTCATCTGCATTATTCATTTTACCTTGGGCCTCTTTTCCACCTTGTGAGCTGGTTTCGTAGATTTGTATGAAACCTGTATTGGTATTGATGGTTGCTGGAAATGTAATTCCATCAGGCCCAAATCTATTTTTAATAACGTGGAATCTACCTGTATTTGCTATCTTATCTTCTACTTTTCTACTCATACTCATTACAAAATCTGATGTCATCACCTTGCTATAGTCCTCACTAACTTTTGATGCATCAATAACATCTTCTTCTAACGCAGAACGATTTGCTTGCGATGCAGTCCATACTGGAATATCAAACTCTCCTGCCATACCTCTTAGTTCTTCATAAACGTGTCCAATTTGATGTCTTTTTTCTGTGAAGTTAGATGTTGATTTCATAATATCTGCATAATCCACAATAACCATATCTGGTTTTATACCTTGCAATTCACATTGTTGTAAATGTGCTACGATTGAATTTACACTTGCAGTTCTCGTTGGCCAATACTTGATAATTAAGTTACCTTTTAATTTATCAATTGCTTTCTGCACTTCTTCTTTATAATATTGTAAGTTACCCGTTGGTTGTCCACTAACAATTGTATCATATCGTAACCCAACATACTGAGCATTTAACTCTAATGTATAGTGAATTACGGTCTTACCTTGTTTAACTGCATGAGCACCAATTGCCTGTAGTGTCCAAGATTTACCGATACCAGCAGGGGCAACAATCACTCCAAGCTCTCCACCTGCTAAACCACCATCCATCAAATCATTAACACTATCCCATGCGGTTGGCATAACTATTCTCGCTTGTTGACTCATTCTCTCTTCAAAACCAGTAATGTATTCGTGTCCGATATCCCTTTCCATACCAGCAGTCATTGCTTTGTCAATTATACCTTTGATTTCATCATATCGATGAGATTCTAATAATTCAACTGATTGCATAATCGCACCCTTAACAACTTGATTCTTACAAAACTCTAATGTTTGTTCTTGAACAAATGGTAAATCTGTTGCTTCTCTATAATTCCAAGCATTTCGTAATGAATCAACAATTGTGGTTTTTAATGTAGGATTATCTACCTCTTCCAGTATAACCTTAACTGCTTCCATTGTTGGTGGTGTTTTGTATTTAACAAAATATTCTTTGATAGATTTTATCAGATATTTATTAGAATCCGTATCAAAATAACTTACTTCTAATATTTCTATAATTTGTTTTGTAAATTTACTATCAAGTAATAAACTTGTAATTATTTTTGACTGGAACGATGTTCCATATTGTATTAAATTTTCGCTCATTATAACCTATATTAAGTATCCAGATTCGTGTACAAATCTTGGACTTTTTTATCATAAAATTCTTTTCTTTTCTTATCACGATACCTTTGTCGTGCTTTTGCTTTTAAATCTTCAGCATTACGCATATAATGTTCCATCTGCCACTTTCGTTGAGCATCCTGACGTTCTTTATCGGTATGGTATTTACGTTTTCGTCCCATGTGTTTTCTCTGCCATAAAATTTAATCTATTAAATGTTGTGTGTAACCAACTATCTAAATTAGGTAACGCCGTGTACAATTTATCTTCCAAAAATTTCTTTTGAAATATATGTTTCACTAAACGCTGTATAGGATTCCCACATATCTCTTGTATTTTTAACTTACTACTTCCAGATATGTTTATCTCATCTAAATCCATCAGTTTCTTATTCAAGAGTAATTGGTCTGAAGAATTAGTAATTACTTCACATAATTTAAATTGTTTCTTTTTAGATTCTGCACTTTTCAGAACATCTTCTATTGTAAACTTATGGGGGGATTCAAGCCAAGGAAATAACTTTAAAAGGGTTTTTATTCCAGCACCCTTAATACCAGGTATCCCATCCGATTTATCACCATCCATTGTTCTAAATAATAAAAAGTTTGTGGAACTTATGCCATATTCTTCCAATATTTTTTCTTGGTCATACATCTTCTTCTTAGTAGGTGACCAAACTGAAATTCTATCATCCACCAATTGTAAGAAATCTTTATCGGTTGACATTATAGTAACCTTATCCTTAAAGACATGTTTTGCTGAATAACCAATCACATCATCTGCTTCTATGTTTTCAGCAGTAGTAATAGTTAAAGGTAATAGTTCTAAATACTCGATTACTCTATTTAATTGAGCAATCATCATTTTATGTTCATCTGCACGAGTTAAAGATATTCCATCTGTTCTATTCAACCGAAGAGACATCTTTCTTCCTGCCTTATACTCTGGAAATATTTTTCTACGGCGGTTAGACCCACCTTTACCATCAAATACTATGATAGTTCTTGTGGGTCTTACCATATTAATAGCGAATCCAATTGACCTTAAAAAACCTACTATTCCACCAATGTGAACCCCATCCTCATTAGTAGTAGGTACTGCGGTAAACACTCTAATAAAAGTGTTTAAACCATCAATCAATAAAACCGAGTCATTTGGTTCTCCACCATCAACCTTTCCGCCAGATTTTTTTATTTCTTCGAGTATAGATAAGTGTTTTTGATTAATCACCTAAGACCTCATCTGTGAACTCTACATCATCAATACCAAGTTTTTCTTTGTATTTTAATATAACCTTATCACAAATGATACCATAGACATAGTCTTTCAACTCATCATCTTTGGTAATTAACTCTTCCCAATCCTTAGATAAAAACTTATGGTCTTTACCATTTTGGTCTGTAAGAGTGTACCACGCACCAGCTGATTTAATCAACTTATGTTCTTTTAGAACAGTCAACCAAGCTCCGTAGTTATCAATACCCCTATCAAAGTACATATGATAATCTGTATGTCTTAAAGGTGGCCCAAGTCTGTTTTTCACAATCTGTGCTCTACACTTCATACCTAATACATTTTTTGCTGTATCTTTAATTTGTCCCATGTTCTTCAACCTAATTCTTGTTGAAGCGTGGAATGGTAATGCTTTCCCACCACTTGTTGTCCAAGGGTCTCCGAACATTACTCCGAGTTTTTGTCTTAATTGATTAGTAAACACAAGTGCCACTCGTTGTCTACCAACCATTTGAGTAATCTTTCTCAATGCTTTTGATATAATGATTGCTTTTGCAGTTGCCCAACCATCTTTATCAAAATCTGCTTCCAACTCTACTTTCGTAGTAGCTGCAGCGAGTGAATCAACCATAATAGTTACTAATCTATCTTTATCTGATTCCCTAACTTTAGTTATAATTTCTACAATCGCTTCAAATATATCTTCTACTGTCTCTAAGTGTAGATATAACATCTTACCCATATCAATTCCAATCACTTCCATAAACTCTTGAGAAACTGAAGTTTCAGTATCTATATAAACTGCAACCCCACCTTTCTTTTGAGTTTCTGCTAAGATGTGTGCACCAAGTAGAGATTTTCCACTTGATTCTAATCCATTGATTTCTGTAATTCTTCCAACTGCAATTCCACCATTTGGTCTATTTGATATAGCCAAATCTAACATAGAACTACCTGTTGAGATAAAATCTGTGATATCCGTAGGTGTATTATCTGTACCATCCAGAAAGTATGCTACTTTATTATCTTTAAATTTCTTATTTAAACTGTCGGCCAAAGTATCGGCCAATACATCGTGTACTGATGACATTCATTTCTCCTTATCAAATTGTTAATGTGTAGTTAGGGAATACAATAACACCCATCTCTACTTTTGTTGTATGTTGCCACACATTAACGGGGGTTTTTATTTACGAGTTAAATAACTCATCAAAAGCATCACCAGTATTACTTACCTTAGATTTGTCAAGTTCAGCTACATTTCCTCCAACGGCTTTTGCTGTTGTTGATACTTCTGAATCTTCTTCAGTTGCATCACCATCAGGGTTTAACCATGTATTTAGTATATCTGTCATATCATCGTATGATAACTCTTGATAGATTTCTGTAATGTCCTGTTGTTTCTTTACTTTTTCAAGTATATCAGGCTCATCAGAAATCGGTGATTGATTAGGTTTGACGCGAATGTTAGTTTTTGGATAACTTGCTCCACTCTCCTCAGCTGAGATAAACTCTACCGAAATATCACGACCATTAATTGGGTCTGTAATATCACCATAATCAGGGTCTGCGATTACTGAAAGAAGTTCTTGATAAACTGTCTTTCCAAATCCCCAAAACTTCACACCTTGCGATTCTTCACCACGAACTATAACTGGAGCAAAAGTTCTCATCTTTGCTTCAAGTTTACGTGATAACTGATAATCTTCCTTATTGCCACTTGCTTTTAGTTTTTGAGCAAACTCTTCAATAGGGTCTGGTCTACCAAAAGAAATTGGTGATAAATAAGAGCGATTGCTCAGATTGTAGTGAAAAAACAATTCAATAAAAGGATTATCTTTATTGAATGAGTAAGGTACGATACGAATTTGAGTTTTACCTGGTTGTGGTTTCCAAAGACTGGAAGTCCGATTGTTAGTTGTTTGTAACTGCCCGAGGCGTTTTTTTATTGCGTTTAAATCCATTTCATATTCTCCATTTGTTTATGTTTATTTTTCATTTGTCAATCAAGTGTAACCTTGATACAATAATATATATCAACTAAATTTGCTAAAATGTAATATAGTTTAAGTTTTTTATAAAAAAAAAAGGTTCATTTCGTTTTTAAGTCTATCATAAGTGGAAACTAAAAATCGGTGAGAACCTTTTTTTATAAGTTGGAAATTTTAGGGAATGTAGGATTTGCATACCTACAACTTTCTGCTCAGATTTTATTGCCCTTGTACCTAACACCCATCAGTTACGATGATTCTCCTCAAGATGGTTAATCTCATTGGAGTGAGTACAATCTCTGTGTCAGTGCCTTATCTCTCTGAGTTTAGATTGATTCAGCCACAAGTTGGGATTTCAGTTTTACCCTTACCCAAAACAAGGTCTAAAGAATTGCTTCTTTATGTTTTCAGAAAGTACATTAGATGATTGATGTCTCAACTACTTAACCATTCGGCTTTGTAGATTCACCACGAACTCATCTTGGATTACCTTATGGGCTTCTAAAGTCTACCCATTATTCGGTCAATTCCATACGAAGTTAATTACTCCTCGTACTTTTCAAAAATCCAATTTGTCAAAAAACTATGTATCTCATTTGATACATTAATATATATGTATATAAATTCCCAAAATACATTTTATTTTAAAAAAAAACGTAAATAACTGAAAAAAACTTGATATTTATATATAGTTAACCGATTATGAGTTAATTCAAACGCGTTGTTTTGGAGTGTATTGTTTTAATACACCCGTACTATATCATAATGATACACTTGTGTAACTATTTGTTCCAATCCTTCACATTTACTACCTGGTGTATTTTAGTAGGTATTATATTCAAACCTGTTTCGTTGGTTAGTAGTAAAGTATTTTGATATTCACTCCAATCAACATTAAAGCTCTTATCTAAGATTCCTTTATTCTTTGCTCTGATAACTTCATTCAAAGCGTTAATAGTATATAGAGTATTACTCTGTTTCTTTCTATGTAGTGAAATAGTGTTCTCTATGTTCTCCTCGTAATTATCAATAAACTCGACATTATAGGTACAAATTAATTGGGTTTCTTCCTTCATATTCTGAAAAATGTATATTTTATCATAAAGTATATCGTTACACTCTATAATAACATCAAGTGTTTCTGGCAATCGAGATAAGCGGGTAAATGTACATAATAATTGAGTTCTCATATTATTTCCTAAATGCTCCTAATAAACCAGACCAATCGTTTGAAACTAATTTATAATCTGATTTAACTCCGGGTACTCCATCCATTTGTCCATCCGCAAATCGAATCGTTATGATAACAGTCCCAATACCACCAACGTCTTGTGTACCAACATCTAATAAAAATTGATATCCAGATTTTGATTCTTTTAATTCATAATCAGCAATAAATTCTTCAGGTCCCATTTTTTTATTATAAAGTTTTTCACTTGGGATAAACCAAAATGTATCACCACCCTTAGCAGCATAAAATAAACTTGTTTCCCCAACACTTAATTGTTTTTTAAATAAATTATGTAAACCTAATCGTATTGAATTTTCTTTACCTGATAAGTACGTTTCGAAAATATTCTTGAAATGTTTTGTCCGTTTGACATTCCAAACTTTCCATTGTGGATGATTCTTCTCTTGCATTTTTCTACAAAAATATTTGAACTTTTTTGTTTTAGTAGCATATTTCATTTTAGGTAAACCAACTGCCTCTGTTAATATATTCAATTCTTCTTC